CCTGGGCCTCTTCCTGGACCGTCTGGGCCAGTGGGTCGTATGACACCGGAGGCAAGGCGCGCAGCAGGGCTTCGACGAGCGTCATGGCTTACTCCGTGAGCGCGATCGTGCCCAGCTCCACCATCTCTATGGTGCTGCCGCTGACGGTCGGGGTGATGTTGGCCACGGGGCTGGACAGCACCACATCCTTGACGCCGACCACGTTGACGATGGCGGCCACGAGTCGGGCAAAGTGGAGCGTGTCACCTGGTGCGAGGTCGTAGAAGATGCGGGCCAGTGCGCTGCCGATGGCCGGGAGTACTTGGGCCAGGCTCACGCCAGCATCCAGCACCAAGGTGCCTGCGATGTTGACCACGACCGGCGTGGGGCCCACCGCGAGAAAGCCCGTTGGGCCCAGCCCTGCAGGCTTGAGTGCATCGATGTAGACCTGCACGTCGGCCAGCAGCTGCGCGCTGGGCAGGCCGTTCACGGGCATCGGCACCAGATCCACGGTGCCCAGGCCTCGGCGCAGGGGGAACACGAACGCGCGCCGCACACCTGGCACCTCCAGCGCCCAGACCTTGTAGTCGTTTTCGTTGCCGCCTTGGGCTGGTTGGCTTTGCACGGCCAGGAGGCGCTCCAGCAGTGCGGCGGCCGTCTCTGCATCTGACCCACCGGACATGGCCAGCACGATCGCAGTGGCCACGCCACCAGGTGCGCCGTTGAGCTGGGCGGCCGTGGCCGTTGTGACGTTGGCCGCCTGGCCAGCCACCGCGGCCACCGCAGCCACATCTACCGAGCCGGAGCCACTCACCGTGGCTGCAGCCGTGGTGACATAGCCCGCCACCGTGGTGGCCACCGCCTGGCCAGCGGGTATGACCGTGCCAGGTGTGCCCGTGAAGCGCACCTCGCCCACCGCCACACTGGACACCTTACGGGGCACGCCGCGCTGAGCCGCCACCTTCTCCAGCACGTCCTCGTCGCACAGATCGGGGAAGGCCTGGCGCCAAACCCACACCTGGTGGGCGTAGAGCCCTTCGGCCACACCAGCCACGGCGCAAGCCCGTACGTAGTGGTCGCTGTCGGGCCCGGTTGACGCACCAGGCTGCAGGTTGAGCACGCCCAGCAAGTACTGGTCTCTGATCTGCTCGAAAGTAGGGACTTGAAACGGCATTGAAACCTCGTTTATGCGACAGGGACGTGGTGCACAAACACGACCTGCTGGCCTGCGGCATCGACCACCGTGATGTGCAGTGCCAGGGCCTTGGATGCGTCGTCCATGTCCTTGGCCACGGCCTCGACCTCGATGGAGGACGCGCGGCCGTCGTCCAGCAATGTCTGCAGCGCCTCACTGGCGTATTGCTCGGCGATCAGCGCTGTGTTGGCCAGGGCCTTGGCGCGGCCCAGCAGCTCGTGCAGGCGCGAGCCCATGCCAGGGGCGGCCCAGTACGAGCCCAGGGGCGTCATCAAGCGCAGGTAGACCGCGTTGGCCAGGCCATCAGCAGGGTCGCGCACCAGGTCGGTGTTGCTGCGCACGTAGGCGCGGGTGAGGGGGTCGATGTAGGCGTCCATCACATACCTGGCGTTGGTGTTGGGCTGCTGCCGTGGGTGTGGCCGTTGTAGGCGTTGCGCATCTGATCCATCGACTTGCCGCCCGAGCTGGCCTTGTCGGTGATCGTGCCCACGGCAGTCAAGTTGCCGCCCACAGCCAGGTCGTGTGTGGTGCGCACCATGGGGGCATCAATCTCGACTTGCACGCTGGCCTTGACGCTGATCTGCCCGTTGCGCTTGAGCCAGACGTGGTCGCCGTCCTGGTTGTAGAGCGCCACCTCACCGGCCGCCACACGCAGCCGGTATGCGCCATGCTCGGTGGCCAGGATCACGCTGGCACTGGTGCGGCCACCCAAGGGCAGCACGATCACCGTCGAGCCTGCGGGCGGGGCGCTCGTGCAGCCGAACTGTTGGAACAGCTCCAGTCCACCAATGGCCTCGCCTGCCAGGCCGTCAATGTTGGCGAGCTGGATGGGCTTGCTGGTGTCGATCTGGCCCAGCACCCCGCGGAAGGCGCTGCGCACGCCTTGCTGCATGCGGGCCATCAGATCCTTGATCTGGCGGGGGCTCATTGGGCACCTCCGCTTGTCAAGTCAATGATGCGGCCAGGCTGGTCGGCCATCTTGTGCGTTTTGCCATGGCGGCGCAGCGTCTTGGGGTGGGCATCCAGGACCCATGCGCCGTCTTCGCGCAGCGACAGTGTTGTCATCTGAGGCAGGCCAGAAAATCGCCGGGCCATCACGAAGAAGACGCCATCAATACCCAGGTCCTCAATGACCGCACGAACGCGCTGGCCAGGCGTCCACAGCGCACCCGATGCAGTGCGGTGGCCACGCATGGTGATGGACAGGCTGTAGCCACGCACGCGAGCATCGCTGATGACCTTGCGGGCCCGTGCTGCAGCGATCGTGCTGCTCGTCGCTTCATGGTCAATGACCAGGCGGGGACGGTACACGCTCACCCCGGTATCTTTGACGGTGGCCTTGATGTCATGGCGCCCCGATCGGGCGGCTGTGGCATGCGACTGGCCCAGCACCGTCACCTCGGAATAGCGCTCGTGCAGGCTCTCTGTCTCGCTGGCTTCGACCACGTTGTTGCCCTGCCCATCGCGGCGCACGATCAGCGTGTCCACAATGGGCTTGCTGTAGTCGGGGCCGCCCACCACGAGCGTGCCGTTGGGCTCAAACCAGGGCCAAAGGCCATTGGCCTCGGCTGCACGCTGCAGCGCGCCCCAGGCTGTCTCGCCGGGCTCGATGGCCACGCGATCGCGCGCGATCGTGGCATCAGCGTCGATGCGCACCTTGGTGATGCCCATAGGCCGCACGATTTTGGCAACCACCTGCTCCAGCGTCAGCTCTTGCGCGGCGAAGATGGGCGCGCTGCAGTCGAGCAGCTGGGCAGCGCCATCGCGGCCGCGAAGGTCCAGCCCTTGCGAGCCCTTGCGCACCGTGTGCGATCGCGTGTCGACCTGGCCGGTCATCACCAGCTCGCCGCCCACGCGAATCTGAGCCAGCACGCCACGCCGCACTTCGATGGGCACCTGCAGGTCGCTCTGGTCCAGCGACACGGCCCACTCGTCGGCCGGGGTCAGCAGATCGGAGTCAATCTCGTAATGAGACCAGGCGCTTTGCGCCAGTCCACCAATGATGACCTCGACCCGGTCAGCGGTTTGGTCAGCGGGCATAGGCTTGCATCTCCTCACCCGCTTCGACCAGGACCTGGCGCCCCCAGCGATTGAGCCGCATCAGCTCGGGCGCACGCGTGGCGTCACCATAGATCGCGTGCGCCACCAGCCGGGCTGTGCCGCCCACGGGCGCCGTGCGCGTGATGATGGGCGGGTGCAGCTCCAGCGCGGCCCTGGCCGACTCCTGCAGCTCGTGCGCCGCCTGGGCGAGCACGGCCGCGATCTGGGCGCCGCGTTGCGCGTCCAGCGCGCTGCGTGCCGAGCTGATGGCCAGCTGTATGGCCGCACGACCGACTGCGGCCAGGCGCTCGATGTCGGCGCGCTCCAGCTCGCGCAGCTCAGACTCACCGGCCAGGATCATGGCGGCGGCGTTGGATGTGGTCGTGGCGTTGAGCACCCGGCCATGTGCCGTCAGCGCTGCGCTGACAGCCAGGTCCTGCGGCTCGGTGCTCACGGGCGTGACGGTGACGGTGCCGCCTTGCGACTGCACCAGGCGGTTGAAGTCGGTCAGGGCGGCTGCGGCTGACACGGTGGCGACGAGCGAACTAAACTGCGCGTTGAGGCCGCCCAGTGGCAAGCCTGCCATGGCGCCATCGACGATGGCCTCCAGGTCACTCATCGCGGCGCGTGGGTAGACGAGTGGGTCCAGGTCAGCCATCAGCACGCGGATGCTGGTGGTGTCGAGCACGCTGCGCATCGTGGATTTGAGCGATGCGAACGCGGCATTGATCTCGGTAACACGGGGCAGGGCACTGGCCGCGAACCCTGAGACCATGGAGACGATGGAGTCTGCACTCAGTGAGCGCGCCTGCTGACCCAGGGCAATGATGCGATCGAAGCTGCGGGTGGAGGCCCGCTTGGCGAAGATGGGCGCGCTGATGTTGTGGCGCAAGAACCGGATGGACAGCGTGCAAGCCTCACGCACCTCGGCCTCGTGCTCAATGGCCCAATGCGTAGGCACCACGGTGATGGCACCAAACACCGGGTGCACCAGCCGGCCAGGGCCATTGGTTTGCAGCGCCTTGCGCAGTGCTTTCAAGGCATTTTCATAGGTCGGCCCACGCAGGATGGCACGCACCTCGATGCTGTCCGGGTCGTTGCCCATGTCCTGCAGCTCGGCGCCGTCCATGTAGGGGCGCTGGTGCACGGCCACCGTCTTGGATGCCTGGTCGGAGGTGTTGGTCACCTCAAAGGGCACACCCCGGAACGAGGCGTCTTGCAGCATGGCCCAGCTCATTGGCGCCTCGCCTTCTGGTCTTGCCGTGTCGTGACGGTCGATTCGATCTGGCGGCCGTCCAGGTGCACATTGACCTGGATGGGGCGCTCGGCCGCAGCCTTGGCGGCATTGGCCGCGGCGGTGGTCTGGGCCATCGACTCAGCCAATGCACCCGCAAAGTCGGCCGAGCCGATCATGGTGGAGTCAGCCACGGCACCGACGAACTCCCGGTTGGGGTTGATGGCCGCCAGCGCAGGCGCGGCCAGCACAGCCGTGGCACCCAGGGCTGCAGCACCCGTGGCGGCCGTGGCCACAGTGGCTGCGGCGGTGGATGCACCAGCGGTCAAACCTGAGGCAGCGCCAGCGCCGGCACCAGCCGTCAAGAGGTTCGCAAGGCCTGCCGCCCCAGCGGCTGCAGCCAGGCCCGTGATCGCCACCTTGGCCCCTTCAATGGCCGTTGCATAGCCAGGGTAGCGGCGGTAAAGATCCGTCTGCGCTTCTGCCAGCTTGACCACGGCGGAGTTGGCCGAGGTCATCGCGTCGGTCTGCGCCTTCTGCACCTCAAAGTTGCGCTGGTCAAAAGCGAAGCCCGCGCCCTCAGTGATCAATGCGGCCGCATCGTTGATGGAACCCTTGGAGTTGTTGATCTTGCCCTTCACGTCGGCCAGGTAGCCTTGGTTTGACATGATCGCAACCAGTGCCATACGGGCCTGCTGGTCTTGAATCACTTTGCCAATTGCTGAGCCCTTGAACAGGTCAGCCTGAGCTTGAAATGCCGCTTCCTTATCTGTCCCTTTTGCAGCATCAGCTTTCGCCTTTGCCTTTGCAAAGCGAGGGTCTTCCGCGACAACCTTCTCCACCAACTTCACAAAGGCATCAACAACATTCATCCCATTGCCTTGGGCCTTTGCGAGTGAACCCGTTGGGTCGATCCCCAGCTTCTTGAAGTCATTGGCTGTATCAGGCGAGATAACCTTGGCCAAAAGGTTGGTCAGGTTGCGGGCACCTTCGTCACGAGATCCCGCAGTAAGAAGAGACGCTTGGTTCAGTGCAAGCAACTGGGTTGCCCCAGATTGACCCTGCAATCCCAGCTCCTTTGCATACCCCATTTGATTGGGCAGATGACGAGCCATGTCCTTCAGCTCAAAGCCACCAGCATCGCCCGCTGACATCGCTCGGTCCAAGAACTCGACCATCCCGGCCTTGGAGGTGATCCCCATGGTTCCCTTGGCTTTTCCGAGCATGGAAACAAGGTCTTTGGGGTCAGCACCAGATCCAGTAGCTGCGCGCATGATCAATGGCAACAGGTCAGAAGCAGATCCCGCGTCACCAAACTGGCCACTCCCAACCATTTCCTGTAATGCCCCCAGCGCCGACTCGCGGGTGCCACCACCACCTCGAACTGCAGCCGTGATCGCAGTATTCATGGTACCCATACCAGCACGCCGCTCAACAAGGCTCTTTCCTGCATAGGCGGTGTTGGCGAGACGACGCAAGTCCGTGTCGTAGTCCGCCGCCTGCCGCAGGGGGTCAGCCACCACATGGTTGAACGCCATGGTGCCCGCCACGCCCTTGGTCATGCCCTGCATGAGGCCGCGCAGGCGTCCGCTGGCTTGCTCCAGCTTGCTCACCTCGCGGTTGGCGCGGGCGGCTTCATCGCCCAGCTTGCGCATCTCGGTGGCGGCGGCGCGGGTGCTGGTGGCAGCGCGGCCCACCTTGGTGAGGTTGTCGGCCGTGGTGCCCGAGGCGCGCGCTGTTTTGGTGGCCTGTTGCTCCAGCCCCTTGAAGTCGCGCTCGACCTGGTCCACTGCGCGGCTCAGGGGGCCGAGCAGCTTGTCCTTCAAGGACAGGACCATCGCGACGTTCAGATCGTTCATGGGGCTGGTGGTGGACGGTTCTTGCGGACGGTGGCCACAAAGGTCTTGACCTCAGTGGGGGCGGGCTTTGCCGTGGGCGCGGGCGGCGGTTGGCGCACAGGTGCGGCGGGGCTGGTCTGGTTGATCAACCAGACCAGGTCGCCCATGCTCAAGCCGTGGAGGTGGGCTGGGTCGAATCGGTTTCGGGCGCACCAGGCGAGGACGTGGAGCCACCAGGATTGGGCGGCGTCTCCACGACGCCCAGCAGCTTTTTTTCAAGGGCTGCGCTTTCCCGGTCGAGCTTGTTCCAGTCGGTGATGTGCAAGCTGCGCACCAGCGCGGTCGTGATCTGCTCGGGGCCGAGTGTGCCCAAGCTGACGAGCTGGCGGGCCATCATCGCGGTCGAGATGCGCAGCTGGTCGGGCGTTTCGCCAGCGGCGATCAGCTCGTCGGTGACATCGATGTTGTCCAGGACTGTCGCGCCGCGCAGCGTGAACTCGCGGTGCAACACGCCATCGACCTCCAGGCCAATGGGCAGTGTGCCTTGAATCGTCTGGGCCATGCCTTACTCCTTCACTTCGCGCAGCGCGTGCATGGAGATGGTCTTGCGGGCTTCGCCGTCCACTTCGAACGACTGGCCGACCTCGGTGGTGAAGCAATCGAGGTAGGAGTGGCGCTGGCCACCACCAATGGGCTCGCGGGTGATCTTGGCGCCCGTGATGGCATCCCAGTCCACATCCTTGCCGTCTTTGGGCACCACGACGGTGACGGTCAGGTCAAACTGCGTGACGCCCTTGACGAAGCCCGCAGCGTTGCCGGTCTTGTTCATGGTGCGCACCAGGCGGCGGCCCGTGCTGGCCCGCACCGACAGGCTGGTGCAGTCAATCTCGCGGCCGTCCAGCTCCAGGGTGATCGCGCCTTCGAATTCTTCCAATGCCATTTCAATGTCCTTTCAAGGCCGCTTGGCCGTGGGTGATCAGAGCAGCAGGTCGATGCGGCCAGCGAACACATGCAGGCCGTTGACCACATCACACGGGATGCGCGCGTTCAGGCGATCAGGGTCCTGGCTGTCACGCTCGACGATCAGGTTGTCCTTCTGCTCTTCGACGCCTTCGATGATCTCCAGCTCCTCCAGTTTGTGCAGCACGTCCAGCAGCTCGGAGCGGACCTTGGGCGGGGTGCGCGACGACAACTTGGCCCGCGGGAACCGCAGGGCGATGCGCTCACGGCAGGCCTTGCGCACGTAGTCGAGCGTGCGGATCGTCGTCATGTTGAGCAGCGAGATATCGGTCAGCCCTGCAGGGTTGAGCGTGTAGGTTGTCACGGCGCGCACGATCTGCACCGTCTCGCCAGGGCCCACCTCCAGCGGCGTGACGCCGTTGGCCAGGCAGACCTCCTGCTCAGTGCGGCCCAGGCGGCTGGCCAGGTTGGGCGGCTGCACACCCGTGAGCGCCAGGGTGTTGAGCGGCATGGCCGGATCTTCCTCGAAGGCCACCACTGCCGCAAACACCGAGGCCAGCTCATAGGCGCTGGTGGCCGTGCCAGGCAGCAGCGCGCACACCATGCGGCCCGAGTTGATCTGACCGGCCAGCGTGGTTGCTGCAGACAGCGTGCCGCGGCTGGCGTACACGCCAATGCCACCACGCTGCTCCAGAGAGCCGCTGCGGTCATTGAGGTGCGTGCGCAGGGTGGTCAGTTGGGCCTGGTCAGCGTAGGGCGTGACGATGATTTCGTTGGCCGACGAGAACAGGCTGGCCAGCGGCGCGGCCAGGTCAGGATCCACCGCACCGGAGGTGGGCTGCGTCACGCTCACGCCCATGCCGGGCGCTGTGATGCTGGCCTCATACGCCACCGCGTTGGCCACCGTGCCCTTGTTGCGTGCCGTCAGCGTGATCGCACCGCCCGCAGCCGTGGGAGACACGGGCCAGTCAGCCTTGGCCGTCAGCAGGGGCAAGATGGCTGCGGCCACTGCGGCCGCGTTCTGCCCCGATTGCACGCCCAGTTGCACCTGGCGGCCTGCAACCTTGATCGTGGCCACACCCGTATCGGTGGCCGTGCCCGTGAAGGTCACCACGCCCGCGGCGGCGGCGCTGCCTGCGGCATCGTCCAGGCCAACAGCTTCGATCTCGACGTAGCGGTTGGCAGTGATGGCGGCACGAATCATCAGGTGCAGCATGGAGCCGCGGCCGAAGTAGGTGGCGGCGTCATCGTCGCTGAACACCTTGAAGGGCAGACCGGCAGGCGCCAGGCCAGTGGCCAGGCGCTGACCAATGATGGTCAAGCGGTTCTTGTTGCTGGGCAGCGTGCGCACCGCCAGCTTGAGGTTGAACTCAAAGTAGGCGCCCGGCTTGCGGATGCTGCTGGGGATCGTGTCAAAGCTGATATTGGGGCTGGCCATGTGGTGCTCCTGGTCGTGTGGCGGTGCGTTGGATCAAATGCGGCGGGCGCCGTAGGCACCACGCTTTTGGCGGTCGAGGTTGCGGCTTTGACGCGCCAGGCGCTTGGCCTCGGCGGCTTGCTGTCGCACCTGTGCCAGCTTGCGGGGCGGCTTCTTGGGGCCAGCCCCACGCGGCTCGATGTGAGGTGGGCGGGCCACGATGGCCGATGCAGCGCCGAAGCTGCTCGCCAGGCCCAGCGCCACTGCCGCCAGCATGGAGCTGATCCCGCGCTTCATGCCTTGGTGCCCTTGGCCTTGGTGGTGACCGGCTCGGCCTCGGCGTCCAGCAGCTCGCCCGATGCCAGGCGGCGGATCACATACGGGGTGGCTTCGGCCTCTTCGGGATCGGCCCCGAAATAGGTGCGTGGGTCGGCTTCTTTGGGGACCAGCAGGCCATCGGCGGCTTTGACTTTCATGGTGGTGCTCACTGCGCGTTGAGGGTGACCACGTCGGCCGCATCGGCCACGTCGTCACCGGGTTTCACAAAGTATTGAAGGCCGATGGTCTTCAACTCACCGGGCGGCACGGCCTCGGCTTCGGTGACGACTTCGACGTAAGTGGTTTCCCAAGCCGAGGACATGACCGATACCGCGTCGTTGCCGAAGTAGCCCTGCACGACCATGGCTGTGCCGCGTGGGGTCAAGGGGTCCATGGCCAGGCCGAGCTGCCGGTCGGCTAAAGCGCGCTTGGCATGCTGGTCGAGCAGCTCGTACACGCCCGCTTGACCAAAGCCGCCGAGGCGAGCGGCAGGCTCTGGGCCCAGCGCACGCTGAGCGGCCATCACCTGAAAGCGCCCCGTGCATTTGTAGCGCAGGCGCCCCACGCGCTTGACGTTCGTCGTGCGCTCAAAGGTGACCCACAGGCAGGGCAGGCGGCGCATCCACTCGGCGTTCTCGTCGTCCAGCTGGCCCGCGTAGGACTCGACCAGGACGGCTGGCAACGCCGCCTTCAACGCGGCCACCATGGCCTCTTCGATCTGCTTGATCGGGGAGACTTCGGAGGACATCAGTAGCCCCTCATCTGGTCGTCACCGAACAGGCGACCGCCAGCACGCACGGCACTGGCACCGCCCACCGGTGCAGATGGCGAGCTGGCCATCACCAGCTCCACGCCCATCGAGACCTTGCCTGTGGCGATGCGGTCAAGCTGGTCGATCGCATCCTTGTAGCGGTTGCGGATCGCGTCCGTCTCGCGCACATGGGTGCCGGTGAGCAGGTAGCGTGCAATGTCGCCGGTCAGGCGCTTGATCATGTCGGGCACGATCGGCACCTGGCTGGCAGCATCGACCAGGGGCAGGGCAAAGCGGCGAGCCAGGTAGGCATCGACTTGTGCCGAGGCATCGGAGAGGCCACGCTCCAGGCGCGCCGTGTTCACGGTCGTCTGGCTGGACTCAGCGGACAGCAAGATGGCTTCACGCTCGCTGTAACGCTCGATGAACTCGGCAGCAGTCAGGTACATGGCCGGGCCCGGATCAGCGGTCAATGCGGATGATCTGGCCAGCAGCCGTTGCGGCGTCCACCGCGCGGCCAGCCTGCACGCCCGCGGCCAGCGTGATGGCACGCCCGGAGGCATCGGACTCGACGCCCGCACCTTGCGCCACAGCGGCGCCCGCTTCGACCAGGATCCAGCCGCGGGCCTTGTTGCCAAACATTTCGCCCAAGGCCACATTGTCGTCGGCCACGCCTGCCACGGCCACACCAGCGCCAGCCTGGGCGCCCGCATAGGTCACAAAGCGGTTCTTGATCAGCGCGGCGGTGGCGCGCACCGACGTGACGAGAGTGAGAGATTCGGTCTTCATGGTGAGGTGTCCTCAGTTGGGTGCAAAGGGTCAGGCCTTGCCCGCCTTGGCGGTCTTGGCTGCAGGCTTGGCCTTGGTGGCCGCGGCTTCGGCGTTGGCGTTGGCGTTGGCC